CGCTGCGGGCATAATCCTCAAAAGCGTACGAAGCCATAATGCGCATCACTACCGGTTTTATTTCTGCCGGAAGTTTTCTCAACGCCGCCACACGATCGCACCGACTGAGTGCATAATCTGCCAGTAATTCTGTTGCCCGCGCCCTGTCATTCATACTGATGCCCATTTTCCCCAGGAACGCAGAAAACCCCATCTCAGCCCGATTCTGTGTCATGCCCTGCGCGGCCATCACATCAGTGATACTCAGCGCATCTTTCGACGTTGAGGCCGATGCATCAGTCAGGCCGGGGGATTTTGGGGAGTAGTATTTCGGTAAATCTTCCAGTTTCATTTTTTGACCTGCTCTTCATGCATTATGGGGTAAATCTTCACCCCCAGACGTCCACCAGATACTGGCTGACCACGAACGATATTGATTTCATCAAACTGCTCATCGTCCATTAGCAACCCCGCATGCGTCAGCGCATCCAGCGGCGCTTTCAGAATATTGTCCAGATCACGGCGGCGCTTATCCGGTGGTTCTGCAATAATTTTTATTGCCAACCTTCCGGACAGGCTTAATTTCAGCCGCTGCTGGCGAACAATAAGCGCCACTGCCCGGCGATAACGCTCCCCGGCTTTTGATACAAAATATGTGCTGCCACGACGACGCCAGTAAGTGTTCACCGTTGGCGGGTAAGGCAAAACAAATTCTATGCGTTCAGTCATTTATGCTTTCCACTTCAGAACACCCGAATTTCTCGCGTGCATTAAAAAACGAATCAGCAACAACAGCTGGCTGCCGTGTTTTTCTTCAAAATCTTTTACCCCGGCGTGTAGTTCGCTATGGCATTTACGGCACAGCGGAATAACAAACAAATCATCAGCCTTTGTTCCCATCCCTCCCAGTCCATGACCAATGATGTGATGCGGATCATCTGCCTGATTGCCACACGTCATGCATTTCTGCGTTTTTACCCAACGCGTGTATACAGGCATCTCTTCCCGTTGTGATTTCTGGCGCTGGAGATACTGAGCCGGTGACTCCGGATCAACGGCAATGCTGACCACCGTCTTTTCCTGTGGCGGGTTTTGCTGGTGGGCGTGAGGCAGCGGCGCAAGATTTTTTGTGCGCTGCTTCAGTATGCTGGTGGCGGTCTGCTCTCCCGGTACGATGTCGCTTTCACGGTACATTGAGCGGATTTTTTCCGCACGCAACCCCAGCGAACGACGTAATACCGCTTCCGGTAGCGCGTCCGCCACCTGATTGCGGACCGCCCACCAGGATAATTCAGCCAGCGATAATTCCCGTTCCTGCGAGCCATTCATTGCATGGCGTATGACGTCAATCATCCATGCAAACAGGTTTTGGTGAGCAAGTTGCCCGAGTGATTCGGAGGTCTGGTCGCGCAGCTGGTTGTCGCAGTGCCAGCACAACACCATTGCGCCGGTACCATAACGGTGAATGACGGTTTCACTGTGGTGATAATCGCCGTGTGGCCACTGGCAGGATTTAACATGGCGCAGTAACCAGTCAGACAATGCGCCAGCGCCACCAGCAGCACGAATCACTCGTTCGTCGCTGAAAAATGGCAGTAATGATTTATCCTCCGCCAGCGGCTGGCGAACGGCAGGAACGACCCCGGACGGCAGATTACGCATGCTTTTCGGTTCCGGCTCCACCAGTACCCGGGTATTGTGGAATACCGGCATGGATTCACGGCCCGGCTTAACGATCACCAGCCCGAGTTCCGGTACCAGAACAGGTCGAAGTAATACCCGCACGTTACCTCCAGATGCGTTGCTGGAATGTGCGGGACGGACGCGGTGGGCGTTCAGAGTAAGGAAGCCTGACGGAGATTATCCAGTGACGATAATCGAGGCTGAGGGCTTTCTTAATCTCGTATCCGCGTCTGCGGTAGTTATGAATTAGCCATTCGGCCTGTTCTTCAGTACATGGTGGGTGTTGGTACCAGTCGGTTTTAAATGCGTGTGAACGCCGCCCATGCCGGATGGCAAGGTCGGTATCAGAATTGTGAAATTTGGTTTTGTGCGCCATCTGTTTTCTCTGCTGGCGCAGCAGGTGTCAGGTGTTCAGGCTGACGTGCGAATTGTAAACCAGAATGCCAGGAAAAAACAAAACCCGCCGAAGCGGGTTAAGTGCGGGTGCGTTGAGGATGCCTGACACATCAGAGGTGGCGAGGGATTTCTCCCCCGCCGGGTCTCTTACTCCTCAGGTTCGTAAGCTGTGAAGACAGCGACCTCCGTCTGGCCGGTTCGGAGTCGTACCTCGCAGAGGTCTTTCCTCGTTACCAGTGCCGTCACTATGACGGTTAAACAGATGACGATCAGGGCGATTAACATCGCCTTTTGCTGCTTCATAGCCTGCTTCCCCTTGCCTTTCGGCACGTAAGAGGCTAACCTACATTTGTGAGACATAGATTGGGCCTCAGATTAATGTTAAGCGTCTTGCAGGACGCGAAATGTTAACTGGGGCTTTTCTCTATCTGCCTTTCAGTGTTCATGCCTGAGACAGATAGCCTCAAGCACCCGCAGCCATTCTACTTAACTCACGTCACCTCGCCAATATGAAATCAATCAGAAAGGTGATCCATAAAATCACTCCTTCTCTTCTTTTCCGTAGTGGAGTTGGCCAATTTTGATAAGAGGGCGTCCCTGAGATTTGCGGTGTAGATTGGTATCGCGCAGAGAATACACACAGCCACAATATTCCTGCTGATAGAATTTTTCGCGCTTGCTGATTTCAATCATACGGGACGAGCCGCCCTGCTTGCGCCAGTTATAATCCCAGTACACCATACCCGGATAATGCGCAACAGCTCGCCGCCCACACTCGTTAACCTGCTGCATATTTTTCCAGCGTGAAATGCCCAGTGAACTGCTGATCACACTGAAACCATTTTCAGCAGCGTACAACGCTGTCCGCTCAAAACGCATGTCAAAACACATGGTACAACGGATCCCCCTCTCAGGCTCCCATTCCATTCCTTTGGCACGTTCAAACCAGTTGTCGGTGTCGTAATCAGCATCGATAAACGGCACGCCGTGTTGTTCAGCAAAGCGAATATTTTCATCCTTACGAATTAAATACTCTTTCTGAGGATGAATGTTCGGGTTGTAGAAAAAGATGGTGTAGTCGATTCCCGAGGCCTGAAGCGCCTCCATCACTTCACCGGAACATGGAGCACAGCAAGAGTGCAGTAGTAGTTTGTTTGCCCCGTTTGGGAGCTCCAATTTAGGCCGTTTGAAATCAGCAATAGTCATAAATATTTTTATTGGGGTCATGAAAATAGCACAGAGTGTAGCATCAGAGCAGGGCTATCGGGAATATATGTCTAAATCTGGTAATATCTGGTTTTGACGCAAAGCGGACAACCACGCTGGCTCTACCCTGCGCCATGAAAATGTCAATTCACATCTGAACTAATGCTCTTTAATCTAGTAACGTCTAAAATACCTAACATTTCCTTGATAAAATGCCAGTACACGCTGCATAGCTTCGCTCTTCCGGCACTCGCGACAGATTATATTCAGGCGCCTGTCGTAGCGGCGTATTTCGCCGTCTGGTAACGACCAGATAAGGTCCGGATCAACCACTGCAGGTTTCTTCACCTTTGCCCTTGAGAGTTTTTTGCGAGCATTTTGCCAGTCCTTACGCGCCTGTTCAGACGGGAATAACCCGTAACCAGAGTTGTATACATCGCCACTGGCAACCAGCTCTCTGGCGAGAACACTCATCAGATATCTTGTCGCACCTGTCTTGGCTTCCAGTTGCCGCAACGTCTCGCGACCGCTCAGACGTACAAGTTCAACAACCTGCCCTTTAATTTTTTCCCGCTCTTCTTGTGTAAATACTTTTGCCATAAGCGCCTCCGGCAATCACTTTTCCGATACAACACGGCGGGAAGAATCAGTAATCTGTCGAACAATATCCCGGTGCTTGTTCAGCTCCCGCAGCGCGGCGCAGACTCGCTCCCACTTCTGAACATCACTTTTCGCCCTGCGCAGCGCCAGGTTTGCCCTGCGAAGGGACGGAAAAATCAGCTCATCTGCTTGCGTTTCGGTAAACGATGGCAACGGCTGCACAATGTCCGCCACAGTTTCTGTTTTAATTTCTTCCTGTGTTGCGGCTTCCCGGACTGGTAACGCAGCACCTGCTGGCTGAGGAAAGGCCTTACCATCACTTTCCGTTACCAGCGCGGCTTTCGGCTCTGCTGGTAAATTATCGCCCGGCATGCAGTAACGAAATTTACCGTTCTGATTAACGCGTGCCAGCCGCCCCGTTGCGGTTACCACCGCCAGCGTGGAAGCAACCTTGCGAGTACTGACACCGAACTTACCCGCCAGTTCCTCACACGTTTTAGCCCCATCCTGACCGATAAACTCAATCATCATGTCTGCGGTAACTTTTTGTTCGACCTCCCCGGTCAGCATATCCTGTGCTTCAGATTTTACTGGCCGCTCTTCGGTTACCCGGGATTCACCTTCGCCAGCCAGAAACCAGGTGTGACCAGTTTTATCAACGACGCCTTTTCTTTTGAGTTCCCACAGCTCGTTGACAGCCTCTTCACGACTGATTCCAAGGCGAGCTGCCACCACATGTGAAGAGGCTTTTTTCAGTGCTTTCAGTGCGTCAGATACGGTTTCCATTAAAATTTCCTCCGGACAAAATTACTTCACAACCCTCATATTGCTGACATTTGGACGCCAGCTATCCCAGTTAAACGTCACCCATCGACCACCGTTCATGGTCATGCGGTCCATAATCCTCTCACCAAGAAGCGTACTCATTGCGGCATGATTCAGGTTTGTTAACATCCCGACACTGCACAGTGATGCTGTCCGGCGATCAATTATCTGGTGCAATACCACCTGCTCGTTTTTCGTCTCCCGCTGAACGCCTATTTCATCCAGGACCAGCAAATCAACCCCGCAAAGCTCCTGTAAAAATTTTTCCCCGGATTTGCCGTTGTCGTAGCTGTCATGCAACACGCTCATGACGTCAGACACGGTGACGATAATCACGCTGCGCCCCTTCACCATCAGCCGGTTGCCCATCGCCGCTGCAAGGTGATTTTTCCCGGTGCCGGTTTTACCGCTGAACACAAAATTCGTGCACCCGGTCATCAGTTCGTCAGCTATGGATTTGGCCTGGCTCAGCGCGTATTTTTGCCCGTCGTTCTGCACCTGATAATTTGCAAACGAGCATTTGCTGTGCAGAGGCTGGATGCCCGAACGATTCAGGATTTTTTCCACCCGCAACTGGCGATTCTGGCGGTTAATCTCCTCGCTGCGTTTTCGTCCTTCAGCAAGTTGCCATTCCCGCCACTCCTCCACCGTCCGGTACGGTGGAACCGACCCCTGTGGTGCAAGTCTGCGAATACGTTCAAGAACCCCAACTGCCGCAATGTTTTTCATGACACGTCACCCCCTGAATCCCGGCGGTATTTCAGTGTCCGGTTCAGAAATGTGATTCACGCAACGCTGCGCAGGCGAACGCCCCAGGCGGATAACCAGTTCATCCCATTTTTCCCGGAGTTTTGCCGGACTCATGATGTTTTTTACCCAGAACGAATCCCGCTGGAGACGCCCAAACATTTCACAAATTTGTCTGTGAGTTCTGCCATCCAGCATCCGCATTGTGCGAACGTCATTGGCCCATGCTGTCCAGTTGGGTTCTTTCGGTCTAGTGATCTCGCCATCATAGCTGGCCGCCTGCTCGTAAAGACTCACGATTCGTCCCCAGATCCACTGTGCGCACACCAAATCTTCCTGACTTCCCCACTGGCGTTTTTTCGCACTGAACACAACCGCGTCAGGGTGTCGGGTTAAAAAATCCTGTTCAGCCGTCTGCGGGTCCGGTTGCGAAGCGTCCGGACAAGAAGATCTTTTATCTGACGGATCAGGTTTTAATACTGACGGATCGGGGTCAATCATCGGCCCCCTAATCGGCAGTTTTTTATCAACAGTTGATCCATCAAAATTTGACGGGTCAACCGTTGAGGGGTCAATATTTGACGGGTCAACTGTTAACGGGTCATTTTTTGCCGGGCTAATTTTTCTTTTCGGTTTATATGACTCACGCGCCGCCGCCGCAGCTGCTTCGAGTTTTTCCACATTAAGCCGATAGATATTGCTTACATTACGCCCACCGACCTTACGCTCTTCCTTCGTCAGCCAGCCCTCTTTCGCCAGTTCTGCAATAGCCGATTTCACTGTGGATTCACTTCTTGCACCGATCTGACGCCGGATAGTTTCAATGGCAGGCCATGACACGCCCTCGTCATTGCTGTAGTCTGCAAGACGGGCCATAACCGCCACCCTGGATAAGATCATGCCGGTGAAGGCGCACCCTTCCCAGACAAGACCATGAAGCTTGCTGCTCATAAAACCCCCGAACACCGTGCTTTTAGTGCATCACCACAGCATTCCCTGCCGGGCCGCCGCGATTCATCTGGTCATACAAAACAACCGCTGACGCAACAAAATCATCGACATCCTTCACCAGCCGATCCCTCCGTTCGACGATCTCACGGTAATATTCAGAACTGTGGCTGCGCATACGGGCCACCAGCAAAGGCGGCATCGCCTTTTCGATCGCCGGTAACAGAGCCTGCATTTTTTCAACAGCATCAGGGGTGTCTTTATCCAGCCAACGGAAAATTTTCTGGGTATTACGGGCCAGGGCTTCCGGATGGCTGTCGTCATACAGTTCCGGGAACGTCATTCCCAGCTCGAAATACGCTTTGGTAATTTTCGCAGCCGGCACTTTTTCGCCGTCCGGATGCGCCCAGACATTCATCGCCATGCGGATGTGTTCATGCTTGATTTTCATGAATCAAGCTCCTAGAAAGTTGTTGTGTTAACGTTTTGGTATCTTCCAGCTCGGGCCAAATATTCATCCAATCAAAAGGCCTTAGTTGCTGACGTGTAACTTCACCATTACTGGCTCGCTCAATAAGGACACATAACGATGCCCCTAACACTTGACCTTTACTCAATGCCTTTCTTAGATAACCGATGCTGGTACCACACTCGCATGCAAACATACGCTGTTCATCTGACGAAAGAGAATTGAGAAATATTCTTAATTCTTCCATAGCTACTCCTTAGTAAACACAGCAAAGAATACCCACAGGTAAACAAAAGTCAATACCCACAGGTTGTTTACCTTGCGGTAATCGCATCTATTATTTACCTATGGACAAATATGAATTTAGACGACAGCAACTCATCAAAATTCGTGATGAGAAATGCGATGGTAAAGCGGTTAACGTGGCCAGAAAGATCGGGCGCGAGCCTTCTTATGTATCAAGAATGTTGTACCCAGAGGGGAAAAAGGGAAAAAAACGGATCGCTGATGATATGGTGGAGATTATCGAAGAGTCCTTTGGGTTACCCCGGGGATGGATGGATGGTATCGTTTCATCATCAACGAACACAGCCTCCAGTTATGAAACAAGGGTTCTAACGCCACGACAACGTATTTTTTTAGATCTCTTAGACGAACTGCCAGAAAGTGAAGCGGATAAATTATTAAAAACTCTTGAAGAGAAAAAACAGTATTACAATATGATCTACGAAGAAATCCGTAAAAAGAAAGCACAAAACGCATCATAGCTCACCAAACAACTAGTCACCAGTTAAGACACCGCAAAAATTTACCCATGGGTATTTACTTTTTAAATACCTATGGGTATCCTTCTTTTCATACCAACCCACCCCGCCCCACAGAATGCAGGGCAATACTTCGAGTTACCAGGCAGTGGTCAGGGGTTAAGTAGCCAGCCCGAGGCGTAAGAACATGACGGCAGGGTTCAACTTTAATAACTATGCAGCAGGTTTTTGTTCCGCTACCCCGGCGTTAAGGGGAAATGAGGTCAACATGGATACTATCGATCTTGGCAACAACGAATCTCTGGTGTACGGCGTGTTTCCCAACCAGGACGGCACATTCACCGCGATGACGTATACCAAAAGCAAAACGTTTAAAACCGAAAATGGTGCCCGTCGCTGGCTGGAAAGAAACTCAGGTGAGTGATATGGATTTCGACACAATCATGAAAAAGGCTTACGAAGAATACTTCGAAGGCCTTACCGAAGGCGAAGAAGCTCTCAGCTTCAGTGAGTTTAAACAGGCGCTTTCCAGCTCGGCAAAATCTAACGGCTGATAAGCGAAGCAGCACCGCGAGGAATCAGTATGCAGAAACGAGAACCCGTCATCATCGCGCCAGACTATACCGATGATGAACTTTATGAGTGGATGCGCCAGAAAATTAATGCAGCGCAGGATCTGAAATGGGCCAATGAAGCCAGGACTAAGCAGGCTGAAAATCTGTCCGCTCTGGAGCAGGATATCACCAGGCTGGAAAAAGCAGCGGCATTAAGCATTGCCAGAATG